AGAGGCCTGATCATCTAATGGCATCAAACTTCGCACAAACGATCAACGCGACGCCGGCCGTGATCCTGGTCGCCGAAAACGAAACCCGGCCATTCTTCATTCAGATCATCGGAAACAACACGGTCTACGTCGGCGATTCAGCCTCCGTCAGCTCGACGAATGGTTTCCCAGTCGTCAAACACTCCGCGCCTATCCAAATGATGCTTATGCCCGGCATGGCCCTTTACGGCGTCTGCGCTGCAGGCCAAACCGAAGAAATCCGCGTTTTCGCGCCACGCGACTAATGCCCAACATCATCGACATAGACGGAACGCTCGTCACCAACACCGGAGAACCACGCGCCCGAGTCATTGCGTTTGTCCGCAGGCTCGACGGACCGAAATACATCGTGTCCGGGCGGCCAACCTCTCAACGGTCAGCAGTTGAAGCGCTCATGCGAGCGATCGACCTTGACGTGGCTGGGATCTACCTGAATCCGGGCGGCGACCCTCGAACACATAAGCGATCAACCGCGGAAATGCTGAACCGCCGCGAACAAGTCGACACCGCGATCGACAACGACGCCCGAGCTCGAGCGAGCTACCGGGCGCTCAACATTCGCAATGTGATCGACCCAGATTCGATCTGAAGCAACACTCCACAGAAACTTTCGCTATTATCCAGAGAAGGCCGACCAGCTCGCCGCCTCGCGCACCAGCAGTCACCGGAACAAATTCCCATCTCAAGGAGAAAAATCCCGTGAAACTGCTTGATCAGTTGATCAACGAACGCGCCGAGATCGCCACGACGGTCGAAGCCACCCTGAACCGCGCCGCCGACGAGCACCGCGACCTCACCGAGGCCGAGGACAAGAACATCGGCGAGCTCACCACCCGTGCGAAGGATCTCGATGCTCGCATCGCAGACCTCCGCGAAATCCAGATCGCCAACCTCGAGGCCGCCAAGCTCCGCGCCGAAGTCGCCTCCACCGAGAAGCCGGAGTCCGCAGCCGTGAACCGCATCGAAGTCAAGCACGAGCCGCTGACCTACCGGGCCGACGAGAAGGAATTCTCCTTCTTCCAGGACGCCTACGCCGCCCAGTTCCTGAGCGACGCCGGTGCAGCCGCCCGTCTCGCCCGTCACCAGAACGAGATGCGCGTCGAAATGCGCGACTCGGGCTCGTCGAACTTTGCTGGCCTGGTCGTTCCGCAGTACCTGACCGGCCTGGCCGCCCCGTTCCTCCGCGCAGGCCGCAATACCTGCGACGTCGCCCGTCAGGCTCCGCTGCCCGACTCCGGCCTGACCGTGAACATCTCGCGCGTCACCACCGGCTCGTCGGTCGCCGCCCAGAACGGCGACAACGGCGCAGTCACCGAAGCCGATCCGGACGACACGCTCCTCACCGTCAACGTCCGTACCTACGCAGGTATGGTCGACGTCAGCCGTCAGGCGATCGAGCGCGGAACCGGCGTGGAGCAGCTGCTCGCCGCCGACCTCGTCTCGGCCTACAACACGGCTCTCAACTCGGCCGTGATCAACGGCGCTGGAACCTCCGGAACGCATCTCGGAATTCTCAACACCACCGGAATTGGCGACGTCGACGTCGACGACGCCAGCCCGACCGGTTACGAGACCTTCCAGCAGATCGTCAAGGCCATCGGAACGGTCACCGCCGCCCGGTACAAGTCGCCCGACGTGATCATCATGCACCCGCGCCGCTGGGCCTACATCTCGGGCTCGCTCGACTCGAGCAACCGTCCGCTGGCCGGCGTCGAGGGATCGACCGCCACGAACGTCGTCGCTCTCGGCAACCCCGGTGCGTACGGCCAGGCAGCCGGCACGATCGCCGGAATCCCGGTCGTCGTCGACGCTGGAATCCCGACCAACCTGGGCGCTGGCACGAACGAGGACAACATCATCGTCGCTTGCCGCGAAGACTTGCTCTTGTGGGAAGGTGCAGGACAGCCGCTGATGGTCCGTTACGACTCGGTCGGTTCAGGCACTCTGACCGTCCGCATGGTCGTCTTCGGCTACTCGGCGTTCACCGCTGGCCGTTACCCGGCCGGCATCTGCAAGATCCAGGGAACGCTGCTCTCAGCGACCCTCTGATCCCCCTAAGCCTGGCCGGACTCGTCCCCTCTTCGGGTCCGGCCAGGACCGGAGACTCGTCATGACCACAGAAAAGCAAATCGCAGCTCTCATTCAGGCAGGCGCAGATCCGGTCCTCATCGGAAAGATTCAGCAACTCCCGACCGCCGCACAGGCGAAGATCGTCGAGGCCGCTGAAGAAGTAGTCGAAGAGGTCAAAGAGCGCAAAGGTCGCAGAAAGGGAGCCTAAACATGGCCTACACCACGAGAGCTCTCGTAAAGGCCAGCCTCGGTATCCCAACTGCAGTCACGACCGAAGATTCGGCGATCGACGCCGCAATCCTCGCCGCTGACGCCTCCATCGACCAATACTGCGGCCGCACATTCGAGGCCACAGCCAACGCAGTCCGCGTCTACCAGCCGACGTCCGCGTTCCTCGTTTACTGCGACGACCTCGCCTCAACGACCGTGACCGTCAAGACCGACGACGACGATGATGGGATCTACGAAACGACCCTGACCGCAAACACGGACTACATCGTCTACGGCAACACGGCCCCCTACCGGCTGATAAAGAACGTCAACGGCGGCTGGCCCCTTTCGTACTACGGCCGGCCGACCGTGCAAATCACCGGAACATTCGGTTACGCCGCCGCAGTCCCCAGCACCGTCAAGCAAGCCGCCCTGCTGCTGGCCTCGAGGCTCTATCAGCGTAAAGCCTCGCCGCTTGGCTTTCAGGCCGGCGTCGTGTCCGAGCTCGGCCCGGTCCGTATCTCGCGGAACGACCCGGACGTCGCCGCCATGCTGGCCGGTCTCCGGCTTTTCGGAGTTGGCTGATGCCCACCACATACGCCACGATCAAGGACGCGCTCGAATCCGTCCTCGACAACTCGGCCGACCTGTCGATCGTCTACACCGAACCGCAGGACAACATCATCACCCCGTCCGCGCAGATCCTGTCCGGAAACCCGGTCGTCGAGTACTACCAGACGATGGGAACAGGCCTGAACCTATTCCGGTTCACAGTTCTCGTTTGTGTGCAGCGCTTCGAGACACTTCAGGCGCTCGACAGGCTCGACGTCTTCATCTACGGCGACGGAAGCATCAAAAGCCTCGTGGAAGCCGACCCGACGCTCGGAGGAGTTGTCTCGACCAGCATCGTCACCCGTTGTAGTAATCTGGGCATGGTCCAGTCAGGCGAAACGGTCTATCTGGGCGCCGAATTCGAGGTCGAGGTCTACGTCTAATGCCGGTAAACGCGAATAACACGACGGTCCTGTACGACAATTTCGCGCTGGCCGCATACCTGAAATCAGCAGCCCCAAACGTTTCGGTCGCCATGCTGGACGCGACCACCCTGGCCGACAGCTCGCTTCAGTACCTGCCCGGCCTAAGAACAAACCAGTTCAGCTTGTCCGGCCTGTTTGATTCGGCCAGCGGCGCAGGAACGCTCCTCGACGACATTACCAGCAGACTCGGCTCCTCGACAGCTGTCGCCGCCACGATCTCCCCAGCCGGATTCGCAACCGGAAACCCGGCATGGCTGCTCCCAGCCCTCACCGTCGACTATCAGGTTTCGTCGACCGTCGCAGATCTCGTCCCATTCACCCTTAATCTCGGCGCTGCGGCCCCAGCCGGCTCGGGCCTATGCCTAACCGCCCTCGCCGCCCAAACGGCCACAGGAAACGGCGCAAGTCAGGACAACGGCGCAGGAACCAGCAACGGCGCAGTCTGCCACCTGCACATCACGGCAGTCTCAGGGACGACGCCCAGCATGACCGCGATCGTTCAGCACTCAACCAACAACTCGACCTGGACAACCCTCGGCAGTTTCTCGGCCGCCACAGCAGTCGGATCCCAAACGCTCCAAGTGTCCGGAACAGTCAACCGTTACGTCCGGGCCTCGTTTACCATCTCAGGCACGAACCCGTCATTCACAACCCTCGTAGCAGTCTCAAGGTTCTAAGGAGTCACAATGCCCGTTCTCGGTCGCTCATCGGTCTTCAAGCTCGACAACGCCGCAGGAGCCCTGCAGGATCTCTCGAGCTACATCACCGACATCTCAGGTATCAACAACACGACCGCGATGATCGACACGACCACGATAAGCGACGCCTCGGTCGAATTCACTCCCGGCCTCCGCAACGGCGACACGATCACCCTGACCGGCAACTACGACGCCACCCCGAACACCCACTTCACCGGCCTTCTCGGCCAGTCGAGCAGCTCGACCTTCGAGTATTCGCCGGCCGGTACGACCGCAGGCCTCCCGAAGGTGTCCGGCGAGTGCTGGATCGTGTCCTACGCGCTGACCTCGGCAGTCGCCGACGTCGTCAAGTTCTCCGTGACGCTCCAGATCTCCGGCGCGGTCACCTGGGGAACCAACTGACCTAACAAACAGAAAGAGGGAACATGATCGGCCTACAAGTCGACCTCGAGCTTGTCGACGGAACAAAGCATCTTCTCGACGTCACCTGGGGAGTTGCCTACCGCTGGCAACAGGCACACCCGAACACGACGATCAGCGAAGCAGCCGAACGTGGCCGCCTCGACGAAATGCTTGACCTTGCCTGGGAAGCGGCTAAGACCTCCGGCCTCAACCCGAAACCGATTCACCAATGGGTCGACGAAGTACGCGAGGTCAAGTTCGTCAGCCCAAAAGCATCGACGACGACCTGATCACCACGATCGCAGTCCTCGCGATCCGGACTGGTATCGCTCCACGCGAACTGCTCGAAACACCATCACCGTTCATCGTCAAGATGATCGAGCTGGTCAACGAGACAGCCGGATAACTGCGTACCATAGACCCATGTCCGTCAGCACCAAACTCGTCGGAGCTGTCGAACTCAACCAGAAACTCGACAGATACCGTTATCTCGTCGACGGACGCGGCCTCCGCTGGATCACCACCGAAGTTTCAGTCCAGGCCAAGAAAATCCTGCTGGAGGAGGGCCGCCGCGACACCGGAGGAAACAACCAGCTGTCCGGCTGGCGACGCTCACCACGAAAAGCGGTCCGCGTCCGCGCCGGCTTTGAGCTGCGATCGGACGGAACAGCCGAATTCGTACCGAAACCGAACGGAATTTGGAAAGTTCTTGAGCAGGGCCGCGACTCCGGCATCTCCAAGAAACGCGCGACACGCGGCCGCGTCTACGGTCGAACCGCTGGAAAGAACACTTGGTCACGAGCATGGGCGAAAATAAACCCCGATCTTCCGAAATGGGTCGACAAAGCCAATTCGGAACTACTCCGGAACTCGTGGAAATAGGTTATGGCCTCATTCTCAGACAAAGTCAAAGTCCTTATCGACGTCGATTCGACCGGCGCAGTCAAAGGCGTAGCCGACTTTAAGCGAGCGTTCTCAGAAGCCGAAACCGGAGCCGACAAGCTCAAGGTGGTCGGAACCAAAGCGTTTGAGCAGATCAAAGCGAACGCGACCGAATTTGCGGCGGCGGCCGCAGTCGCGATCGGCAAATTCGCGCTCGATGCCACAATGGACTTCCAGAACCTGGCGCTCGAGGCTGGGAAATTCGCCGACGCCACCGGCCTCAGCCTCGACGAAGCCTCACGAATGTTGGAAGTCTCCGGCGACGTCGACGTAGCAGCAACAGTCGTCGAAAAAGCGTTTATCCGAATGAACCTGGCCGCGTCAACCGGCGAAGGGAAATTTAACAAATTCGGAATCGAGGTCGCCAAGTTCCAAGACGGAACCTACGACCCCAGCGGAACCTTCCTAAACGTCATCGACGCGCTCGACAAGATCCGCGATCCAGCCGATAAAGCCCGAGTAGGCACAGAACTTCTCGGCAAGGGCTGGAAAGAAATGACCGAGCTGATCACGCTCGGCGGCCCGGGCTTGGCAGCAGCGCTCAACCAGGTATCCGACGCACGAATCGTCGACGAGGAAGACCTGAAAGCAGCACGACAGCTTCGTGATGCCATCGACACGCTCAAAGACCGATTCGGTGACTTCGCGTTAACCCTCGGAAATGCTCTGCTCCCCAAACTCGCGGCGCTGGTCGAATTCGCAAACGACTTCATGGCGACCGTTGGCGGCCCGATCAAGACCGGCCTCGGCTTCATCGCCGATGGAGCCCGGATCGTGATGGATTCGCTGAACCCGTTGGACTCAGTCATGTCCGGCGTCGAGCGAGTTTCAGATGGTTCAGCGTCAGCCTGGGAGCGTGGCTACGGAGCGCTCCAAACGATGGGAAGCGTCCTTCCAGGCGTCAACACGGCCCTCGACGCGCTCGGAGGCTGGCTATTTGGATCGAAAGATAAAACCGACGACCTGGCCGACAGCACAAACAAACTGAAAAGCAAATGGGAACTCAGCCAGATCGCCGCTAACCGTCTTCGCTACGAAGGCCTGAAGAACCTTTCGGACGGAATGGCGATCCTTGACGAAGACACGAACGGCCTGATCGACACCTTTGACGCGCTTCTCGGCACATTTGAGAAGGAAGAGGCGTGGGAAGGCCTGCAACAGAAATTTAAGGATTACACCGACGCTCTGGACAAGGCGTTTAAGAAGGGAACGCCCGAAGCGGCCGAAGACGCGAAAAAGGCAATGCGCGACCTGGTTCGCGAAATTGCAGGAGTGTCAACGCAGGTCAAACTCAGCTCGCAGGATCAGCTCAAGATCGTCGCGCTGCTCGAGAAAGGCCAGTTCGATCAGGCGCTCGCCCTGCTCCAGGGCGCTTTGGCCGCAATCCCGAGAAACATTCCGATCACTATCACAGGAACCGTCTCAGGAATCCCGATTCCGGGTGGCGGCCAAACCCCGTCCGAGACGATCGGCGTAGCACCACGACCCAGCCAGAACCCCAAACTTCGGCCGTTCTCGCTGTCCGCGGCAAGTCTCATGGATACCTCAAGCGCCGGAACCAACGTTACCGTCAACGTCGGCGGCTCAGTTACGTCCGAAAGCGACCTCGTCGAAGCCATTCGGCTCGGTCTAATTAACGCTCAGCGATCCGGCAAACAACTGGTCTACTCGACGACATGAGCCTTCCTGCATCAGTCAAAGTCGAAGTCCGTTTCGCCACCGGAGCATCATTCGGAAACGTATTGGTTCTCGGATCCGCGACCGATGGAATTCTTGGTCAGAACGTCCTCGGAACAACGAGTGTCCAGCCGGTCGACATCACCAGTCAAGTCACCAGAGTTTCCATCGCGAACGGCCGCGACCGCGTCTTCGACCACTACAACTCCGGAACCTGCACAGTCCAGCTCCTCGACACCACCGGCAACTGGAACCCCGAAAACACTTCAAGCCCGTACTATCCAAACATTTTGCCAATGCGACAAATCCGCATTTCGGCCACCTATTCAGCGACCAAGTATTACCTCTTCTCGGGTTACATTACTTCGTTCGATTACCAATACCAGCCAGGCCTAAAAGCCGCGATCGTCACCATCACGGCCGCTGACGCCTTCCGGCTTCTCAACTTGGCGACTGTGTCCACCGTTTCCGGCACAGCTGCAGGCGATCTGCCAGGCGTCCGAATTGGAAAAATCCTTGACGCGATCTCCTGGCCGGCCGGTATGCGCGACATCGACAACGGCGCGATCACAATGGCCGCCGACCCAGGAACAACCAGATCAGCCCTCGATGCCCTCTGGGACTGCGAAGATGTCGAACTCGGAGCCCTCTACACCGACCCCGAAGGGAACGTCGTCTTCAAGGACCAGAACGCGCAAGCGCTCGAGGCGGCCGGAACGCCAACAAAGTTCGACGACGACGGAACCGACATCGAATACAACCAAATCGACGTAAATCTCGACGACACCGAACTCGCTAACTATGTGATCGTCCAAAGATTCGGAGGAACAGCCCAGGTCGCCCAGGACGCAACCTCGATCAGCACCTACTTTCGCCGGTCCTATTCCCGAACCGGCCTATTGTTCCAAACCGACACCCAAGCCGCACAACAAGCAAACGACATTCTCAACAACCGAAAAAACGTCGAAATCCGGATCGAATCATTCACCCTGGACCTATCCGGCCCGTCGACCCGAATCACCCCCGGCCTCAGCCTCGGCATCGGATCACCGATCCAGATCGCCCGAACCCAGCCCGGAGGCTCGCGAATCGTCGCCGATCTCACGGTCCAGGGAATCCGGCATGAGATCACCCCGTCAACCTGGCAGACAACATTCACGACCGCAAAGTCCTTAGGCTCAGCGTTTATCCTCGGATCAACGATCTTCGGAGTCTTGGGAACCTCGGTCCTTTAGGAGAACAAACATGGCAACCTATCCCCTGTCCGAGGCCTACGCCGACGGAAACGTGCTTTCAGCCGCGAACGTCAACTCGATCACCGAAGGCGTCAACGACATCGTGTTCGGCCAACTCAACACACAAACCGGCACGACCTACACACTCGTCCTCTCCGACGTCGCTCGCGTCATCACCCTAAATAACGCCTCAAGCATCACGCTCACAGTCCCTCAGAATTCCAGCGTCGCATTTCCTACCGGGACTCAGATCGTCCTCGTCCAGCTCGGAGCCGGCCAAGTCACCGTCGGAGGCGCAGGAGTCACCCTTCGATCAAACGGATCGAAACTAAAATTGACTGGGCAGTATGCGGTCGCGTCCCTGCTCAAGATCAACACCGACGAATGGGTTCTCTTCGGAAACCTTTCGGCATGATCATTAGCCACCATTACGGAGCTGTCGCAGCTGCGGCCGGAGGAGCCGAATTTCTGGCTGTTGCTCACGACACCTCGCCCTTTCTTTCTGTCTATCCCTGGGTCGGCGGTTTCGGCACGAAATTGGCTAACCCTGCTTCCCTTCCAACCGGCATTGGCCTTGATGTTGCGTTTACAACCACAGGCGACACTCTCTTTCTCAACACCAACACCAGCCCATTCATCAACGCATACGCCTTCTCTGGAACAATTGGAACGAAATACAGTAATCCCGCGACACTTCCAGGCGGCGGCAACCCTGGGCACATAGCCGTCAGACCACAAAACGACGCAGTCGCTATGTCAGCAAGCCTTAGCCCACGCGTCGACGCTTACGCTTGGTCTGCTGGTTTCGGATCGAAATTCGCCAACCCGGCAACACTTCCCACAGGGACAGGCAGATCCGTCGCTTGGCGCAGTTCGGGAACAGACATCGTCGTCGGCCACCAAACTTCGCCGTTCATCAGCGCCTACCCTTGGTCATCTGGTTTCGGCACAAAATACGCTAACCCGTCAACATTGCCAGCAAACGCAGTCGAAGAAGCGTATTGGACTTCCGACAGCACCGCGATCGGTGGCGCCTGCAATAACTATGCAACCTATAACGCAATTGCGTGGGCATGGTCATCAGGGTTCGGAACTAAATACGCAAACCCTGCAAGCCCCACATTGTTTAACACTTCAAACGGATTTGGCTTTCGACTGTCGAACGCCGCTGCAGTCACTGGTGACGTGTCACCACATATTGACGCGTATCCCTGGTCAGCAGGTTTCGGCAGCCGTTATAGCAACCCAGCCACGGCTTTACCAGGCTCATCAACTGGAGCCATCTGGAATTCCCTCGGAACAGACCTTGCCGTACCGTCAAATAATTCGCCATTCATCACTGTTTATGCTTGGTCGTCCGGTTTTGGCGCCAAATACGCCAACCCTGCAACCCTTCCAACTGGCACCGGCAACGGCGCCGCTTTCATCACAACATAGGAGAAATCATGCCTGCATCACAAGACATCATCGACGGCCGCCAAGCCGAAGTCGATCAGTACGACCTCAACATTTCGTTGTATGAAACGATCCTTACAACGCTTCCGACTGAGTGGCCGGCCCGACTTGAGCAGTTCAAGGGACGCAAGGATCACCAGCAGGCCGTGGCCGAGGTTGAGGATCTCGATGACGTCGAGCTGCTCGCGAAGCTGCTTTACATGGAGCAGGTCAAAGCGTCGATCCGCGCCGAGAAGCTCGAGCGCACCAAAGCCGCCGCGATCCTCGCAGCTCTCAAGGCCTGACGTGGGACGCCGGTACACCGGCTTCGATCGCGTCGGCATAGGCATCACGCCCGGTCTACGTCAGCTGCGCGACATCGTCCTATTCCTAAACCAGGGAAAGATCTCAGATCTGGGGTCGTTCACCGTTCGCGACAAACGAGGCCACCCCGGTTCCATGTCCGTTCACGCCACCGGCCGAGCGATCGACTTCGGCTGGAAAACTCGTGAAGCCGGAGAAAACCTCATCACGTTTCTTGAGCGCAACGCAGAGATGCTCGGCGTGGAAATGATCGCCGACTACTTCCCTGAGCCCTGGGGACGGACGTGGCGTTGCGATCGGGCTGGCTGGAAGGTCTATACCCGAAAGACGATCAGCGGCGCTCCTGGCGGCCGCTGGATTCACGTTGAGATCAGCCCCACTATGGGTAGGGATTCTGCCAAGATGGAAGCGGCCATCAAGACTGCTTTAGGAATCCTCTCATGAACATCGCCAACCCCAGTAAAGCTTTGATCGCCCTCGTCGGCTTGATCTGCATCACGGTTCTCATGGTGACTGACTCGATCAGCCAGGACGCCGGAATCGGCCTGCTATCAGCGGTGATCGGGTATGCGATCGGAAACGGGATAGCGGCCCGGACCGGCCAGCCTGTCCAGCC